CTTATTTACTGCTTTCTTGATTTCCTTGTAATAAGACAGTGAGAAGCCCCCTCTCACAAACTCATATCCATCTGTTCCCATCCAGCGTCCTTCAATTCGGTTGACCCATCTTGAGGGACAGGTTTTGTAAATAATTCCAGAGTCGGACCCTGGATGATCAGTCTTTTCTGTGATTATGATTTGTCTGAGTACGGAAAAATAAGAAGTCAACGAGGAACCGTAGAAGGCGACTATGTCAAAAATTCCGTCAATTGATTTAGCTCCTGAATTGTCGATTTGATACTCATCTGAATAGGGGAAAATATAGTAGCTACTCATTTTGAACCCTTTGAAAGGACTTACATTGTTACCCGTTCTAAGGTTGCCACCGGAATATAGACAAGAAAGATCGCGTAATTTCACTAAGAATCTACCTTCCATCGGAATATAAGTCGAGGTATTGTCATCTACTGTAGCTAAGAGGATGGATGCATGGGTAATAATAGTATTGTTGCTGGCAGTGGCTTCTACTATTTGCTTTGTACTAATCAGATCCTCAACTAGAATTATTCTCCTACCAATCTGCCAATATTCTGGGCTCCAATCTCTCAGTTTTGGCTTTAAATGCAACTCCTGAAGATTGATAGTTTGATGGTTTAAAGGAGAAAAAGAAGAAAAACATGTGTACGACATACCCTTGCGTATAACCTAGATATATTTTTGAGTTTTTAAAATTAAATGGTTATCGGCACGTATGCACTTTTATGAATGGATCTCAACAGCTAACTCTTTTAAGTAACTGTGGGTTGCATTGACGAAATCTCAAGCCAGTATCAATTATCCATGATGCGTGCAATATTGTATTTAAACAACATCGAGTTGGTAGAAGAGATCATTTTAGGACCGACCAAAGAATTGATTTTCTTCATTTTGAAAAAACCACAAGCTACTCTGATCTCTAATGGGAAATCTTGCTCTTCCTCTGAATCCGTTTGTTGATCAATTTGATTGTGTGGGTGGAATGGGCAATCTTCATCACATTCCATTTCGATTTCATACAGGTGGCTATCGATCTTCTTGAAAGATTCAATAAGATAGAACAGACTGGGGCTCTGGATAACACGAGCCCAGTAAGTTAGACAGGTTTCAATCTCCTTCTTAGGGATATTAAGAGCCCACCGTCCGAAATCTTTCGAAGCTATGGACTGGGAGACTTCCTTTGAATTTGAATTGCTCAATTGTTTTAGAACGGCGGGTACAACAGGAGATCTCATGTAATGATCCATCCTCACTAGACTATTCAAATTGTCGTACCGATCCCCGTGTGGTCCATAGAGTAATTGGATACTTGATTCCTTATCAATGAAATTAGCAAAAATCGAATGATCTGGACAACATGTATACCTTGACCCTTCGTTTGAAATTGATTCAGAGTACGGGACAAACCCGAAGTAAGGACCTTCCCAGTAGAAACCAGGTGTTGGTTGCTTGACGATCCATTTAATTCGACTCAATAAAGAACTGTTCCTCAAAGAGTTGGCAATCATCATCTCTTCCTTTCGTTGCTGCTCTTCCTTCCTAGGTCCAGATGATCTTCCAACTGAATAGTCTTGATTAGTTGTTAACGAAGTTTCATTTGAGGTGTCCATAGGATTTATACCTTCGGATGCCTGCACAGTTAGATTAGTGGGTACTTCTTTGTTAGACTTTCCACTTCCATTTTCCTTGGTGTTGATGTTTTGATCAATCGACACATTGTTCTTAGGTTCAACTTGTTTTGCTTTAGCTGCTAAACTGGGCCGAGGAGGGACAACCAACGGTTTTACCTTAGTGCTAGAAGTTGTGAGAAGAGTGGCTGAATCAGCTAAGAAGGAGCTACTACCAGACCCAAGCCCAGGGTTGACATTTGCAGTGTCATTGTTAATTTCGATTTCCATTGATAGATCTTGTTTATGTTTGAGTTTTTTATATGTCTCTTCAATGTCCCAATAATTTCGAGAGTGTTTCTTTAACCATTCCCCTCAATGGTTCAATGTCGATAGAAACAGGGCTGAAGGACATAGCAGTTTGCTCCATTGCCGGGGTCCTAGGACATAAGGACACCGCCCAACGAGTTAAGATCAATTGGATCACCCAAGAAGCTTCTTGAACATTGTCAGTTTCGTAATTCTCTGAAGTCAGGTAAGTGAGTGTCGACATACTATGAGAGTTTCCCAATGTTAGTAATGGGGCTTCAATCCATTTTTCATCAATGGAGTTGAGGAATGTTTTCCCTCTAAAATCAGGCACAACCCAAGATGTCCTAATTCTATCCAAAGAAGGAACTGTTTGATGAGGGGTTGAATTGATTAGTGCATTTATGATGTGTGAACATAAGAAAGGAAAGATACCCTCTGGGAGCTTTGCTCTTGCCAATGTGGCAATGGAAGCAGCGATGACCACATCAGTGGACGCTGGAAGTGGTCCTTCAACCACAAAATTCATGGTAACTCGACTTATGAACATCTTAAAATCAACTGTTGTATTGAGTTTTTATTATCCCTCATTCAAATATATGTGATTGGGCGAGTGTAGGGGAAGAGAATGAAAAAAGCTTCATTTTCTGAATCCTCGAACCATTTCATAACTGCTTGACTCGGTAATGTTGTAAATCCTTTTTCATTATAATTAGCAGCAAGGGTGGCTCCTGTTTTGATTTGATCAAGACATGCAATTCTTTCTTGTTGAAAGAGAAGGGGGTAATGCTGTGCAATCTCAAAGTGAACTTCGGACGCAAGTTCATTCACAACTGTCAGGAAAACATGGTATTCCACCGAGTGTTGATGGGATTCTAAAGTCTTTCTGAATCGAGAGAACAGGTAAACCACCTTTCTGGCTAATGTACACCGTTTCTCCATTCTAGATATGTAATGCACTTTAGACGAGGGATCTTCAAGGTTCGAGGCAGATTTTTCTTCTTCTGATAGTTTAGTAGAAGATGCTTCATTGAGAGCTTCTCCAATTTCTTCAGAGAACTTTTTATCCATGATTAAATCAATTATTTTATTGAGTTTTTCATATGAAAAATTAAGACCCTATTTTAAATCAAGTAATTCAGATTTATGGTTGAAAAAGAAGTGTTCTGATTCTGACTATTGTCCAAACGAGCATATAGACGAGGTTGAATGCGACCCAGATGAACAGAACACTAGTGACTGAATTAAAAGAACGACTTTCTGTGATCAAGCATTCCTTCTGTGAAAGCACGAACCTCA